AATAACTTAATTTTTCTAGGATCATTGCCATCATTTTCAACTTTGACAAAATATGTTCCTGTTTCTAAACCAACAAGGGTATCTCCCTGAGAACTATAAAAAACTTTATCTCCAGTTTTAAATTTAACATCTGTATCAAAAATAATTGTTGTAAAATCTAGTTTATCACCACTATCACCAGTAAAATTATCATCACTAGGAGAAGTGACTTCTGATTTTTTTATATTTAAATCGATTTGTTTTGAAAAATCTGATGTTCCGTTAAAAGATGGTAAAGAATTTGAAGTTACGTATGCATTATCACCTTCAGTATAAACATTTTGAATATCTGATATTATTACATCGTTACCAAATTCAATTGGTGCTCCTATACTATTAGCTTTGTTTAATTGTTTTCTTATTTTGTAATTATCATCATTAAATTTATCGAATACCTCATCTAAAGCAATAGAATTCTTCTCTTCACTAATATCAGTTACTGTGCCTGATTTCTCTATTTGATTTGAACTTCGATTTAATATATCTACTTTATCACCTATTTTTAAACTAGACCTATCAATCTTACTTTTGAGAATTATATTATTACCTTCATCTTTTTTATCAACAAAGTATGAAGAACTTGTATTATACAACCATGAGTTGCAAAATATTTCTTTATTTGTTTTATTGATTTTTGGATTTTCAACCTTATCACCAATACTTTTAACTGAAATAACTTCACCTTCTTCTACATCTAGTTTTTCAGTTTGTTTGAAATCTGATAAAACTCCAGTTAACCTTAATACAACTTTTTTATCTAAATCACCATCTTCAAATCCAAAATATGTAATATTAGATCTTATATTAGCAGTTGGTTCAATTTGATTATTAAATGATCCAGTGCTAGTTGCAGTACAACCTAAAAATTGATTAACAGTTTTATCAGTATAATTAATTGTATTTGAACCAGATATTATAGTTCCTGTTACACCAAATCCAATTGTAGAGTCAACTGTAATTATACTTGAACCCACCGACACTGTTTCCAAAGATTTTGTGTTTGGAACTACAACAAAATCACCCTCTATATCTGTATTTTCATCATATCCTACAAATAAACCAATTTTGTAATAAGTTGTGATACCACTAACACCAGAATCAACTCTTTCAAAGGGTTCAATTTCAGAAATGGCAGCATTTATATTAAGATCTAAATCACTTCTAAATAAAGTTTGTCCTGTCAATCCCTTTAATATTGATTGTCCTTTTAGTTTTACAGGATTTCCTTCTAATAATTCGGCAACACAAACTCTTCTTCTCACATAAGTTGCAAAAGAAGGTTTTATCAATCTATCCTCTAAATTTATTATCTTAGGATCAATGCCATATAATACATTAAAAAGTATTCTGAAAGATTCATCAGTTCCTTTTGTTTGATATAATGATCTCGCCTCACCTATGAAAGTTCCTACATCCAAACTTGATTGAAAATCTGTTTCCTCTAAACCAGGTAAAAATGTAGTTTTAAATTTTTTATAAAATTCTTTTAAAAATAAAGAACTTAAATTTTGAACTGTAGATGATTCTGCATGCTCTGCAGCAGATGATGAATTAAATACTAGATTTTCTTTATTTGTATCTGAATGATAACTAGTAATTCCACTAAAACCACGTTTACAACCAATAAAACTAGTTGATGTAGAATCAGTATATGTTATAATTTCATTACCAATTTTAAGCAAACCATAATGATTTGGAAATCCTTTTGTGCTAGAAACATTGATTGTTTTGTCACCAACTGTGGTAAGACCAACTGTAATGGAACTATCAACAATAACTTCTGGTGTTAAGTTATTTACATTTAAATATTGCTCTAAATTTTCAGATATGTCACTTGGACCACCTTGATATTCTTGGGAGGTATAATATTGCTTTAAAAAATCAATAGTATCAGGACTCTCTTCCTTGATGAACTCAGGAAGTTGATTTGATATCACATCTTGTATTTTTACTTTGCTTATAAT